AGGCTCCTATTATGATCTCTACGTGGCAGAGTCTACAAAACTTAGATCGAAGTTTCTTCTATAATTTTGACACTGTTGTTGTCGACGAAACTCACCTCGCCACAGGTAACACCCTTCAGAAAATTTTGAATTCATGTATTCATGCCGACTTTCGAGTAGGTCTGACGGGAACTTTGACAGGAGAAAAAGTTCATGAAATGTTGCTGATTGGCTCGATAGGTGAACCCAAAAAGATCATCAGCACAAGTGAGTTGATCGAAAACCAGATGTTGAGCGACTTAAAGATTAAATGTTTAATCCTTAATCATAAACTTTCTTCACTAAAAATGGATTATCAGGAAGAGATTCAATATCTGATTTCTCATGAAAAAAGAAACAACTATATCATCAACTTAGCTAAAAAACTTCAGGGCAACACACTGATTCTTTTCAACTATGTGGAGAATCACGGCCTTGTTCTTTTCAATCAAATCGAAAAAGAGGTCTCAGACAAAAACATTTTCTTTATGAGTGGCGACACAAAAGCTGAATTGAGAGAAAATATTCGCCAACATGTTCGAAATCATCATTCCGACAATATTATATTAGCAAGCAGTGGAGTCTTCTCAACTGGTGTTAATATTCCCGCACTTCACAATGTAATTTTTGCTTCACCAACAAAATCGAAAGTTCGAGTTTTACAATCAATTGGCAGAGTTTTGCGAAGGCATAATTCGAAAGAAACTGCTGTTGTATATGATATTGCTGACAAAATTTACACAAGAAAAAACTGTTACGTTTACTCACATTTTCAAGAAAGATACAAATATTACATTGAAGAAGACTTTGACGTCAAATATTTTGAAGTCTCTTTATAATATTTTATTTGACTTTTTATCCTTTTTATGATATAATAAGATTGTATCTCTGTGCAAACCTATTTGAACATTCAGATAAAGGAAAACTTTATGTCTAAAAATTTCGTTGACAAACAAAAATTTTATGAAAATCTTAAAATAAGATATGAAACTGTTCTTTCTGTAAAAGAAAGACAGAAAAAGTATTATATGATGGTAGATGCTGCTGAAGGGCCATTAGAAAGAAAGACAGAAATAAAAGCTAAAATAAAACAATTACTTCACCGTATTCCTGTAAATGATTTTATCGGTGACTGTATATTAAAGATCTGTAAGAATCTCATTCGTAAGAAAGGATTTATTGAATTTAGTCAGACACACTCAGAAGATATGATTGGTGATGCAATTGAAAACTGCATTTTGTATGTTTCATCTTTTGATCCTCGCAAATCATCAGAACCCTTTTCATATTTTACTCAGGTTGCGACATGGGCATTTGTTCGAAGAATCGAAAAAGAAAAACGTGAGGTATATTTTAAACTGAGGACATTACATAATATTGATGGTTTGATGGATAGTTCTTTTCAAGAAGAACATGATGATACTTATGATGGTAAGATTATGAGTGAAGATTATAAAATTCACACAAGAAATTATGTTGATGAATATGAACAAAAAATGGAAAAGAAACGAAATCGTCAACGGAAGAAAAAAGAAAAAAAGAATCTTATCGAATTTTTTACCAATGATAAAGAGGTCGTAAATGAATGAATGGGTAGCACTCATCACTGACCAACATTTTGGAGTGAGAAATAATTCACAGGTTTTTCTTGAATATCAATTAGACTTTTATGAGGATGTTTTCTTTCCTGCTCTTGAAGAATATAATGTTTTAGATATTATAGACCTTGGTGACACTTTTGATCGAAGAAAATCAATTGATTTCAATATTTTACATCAAGTGAAAGAAAGATATTATCGCAAGTTACAGAACATGGGTAAAACGCTTTACTCAATCGTAGGTAATCATACTGCATATTACAAAAACACAAATCGTGTAAACACATTAGATTTAGTTCTCAGTGACTTCGATAACATTGTAATCGTAGAAAATCCTGAAATCATTCATGTGAATGAAATGGATGTTCTGATGATGCCATGGATCAATGATGAAAATAAAGAACAGGCATTTCAACTACTTCAGCAGAAACATAAGTATTGTTTTGGTCATTTGGAAATCAATGGGTTTGAAATGTATTCAGGACATGTTCATCGTGATGGTGAATTTGACAGTAGTTTGTTTTCGAATGTAGAGCATGTATTCTCAGGACATTTTCATAAGAAGAATAAAAAAGGTAACATCATGTATCTGGGGAATCCCTATCAACTTACCTGGGGTGACTATGGTGATGTTCGTGGGTTTCATTTGTTGAACATGAAGACAGGTGAGTTGAAGTTTATTGAAAATCCATATCAGATGTTTCACACAATTGAATATACAGAAAAACCTAAAAAGATTAACTTTGATGAATATAAGAACAGTTATGTCAAGGTAATTTGTCGTAAGAAAGGAAGTGTGACGAAGTTTGAGAATTTTGTGAAGAAACTTTTAGCAGCAAATCCAATTGATGTGATCATTATTGAAAATGAAAGTGTTTTTGAGATTGATGAAATGGAAGACTTTGAAGAAGAAAACACCGCAGAAATTTGTCGAACATCTTCAAGAAAATATGTTGATGAGAATTCAATTTCAAACGGTGCTAAAATTGAAAATAAAATTCTAAGCTTACTCAACAAGGCTGAAAGGGAGGCTGCTTGAAAAAAAATACTGATCCGCCTAAAGTTCGTAGTTTGGCTGTTAGGTCAACAACAGATGGTCTTACGAAAAAACAAAGAGAACGTCAACAAAGACTTGAACAACAGAAACTTCAAGCTCAAAAACTTCAAGCTCAAAAACCTAAAACAATTTCAATCGAAAAGCAAAATTTTAATGTTGATGATATTTTCACAGAAGAAAAAAGAGCAGTTCGTTTTGCTCAGGGAATGGGAATCAAGAAAATTGAATTGAATCGTAAAACAAATAAAATTGAATTTGAACTTGAACCTGAGTTTGACAGTGTTCTGCAAACAATTTGTTCATGGAAACAAATTCAACCAGAAATTTATTTGAGTCAGTTATTAATGGAATACTTACTTTCAGTTCAAGAAAAGAAAAAGAAAAAACTTAACTGAAATAGATAAATATCTTTTTTACTTTCTTTCAGGAGTTCCTATGAAGAAAATTTTCCTTTCTGCTTGTTTAGCACTTTTTTCAACAGTTGGTTTTGCTGGTGGTCATGAGATGAGCATCGTTGATGAACTTCAACCTCGTTGGGTTGGTCTCGGAGAAGCAAGCGCAGAATTCAACAACTATACAGATGATGTAAGTGTAACAGATCAGAGTAATGTAATTGAATTTACTCCAAGTTATATTCTTGATGAACAAGAGAATGGAATCTCGGCAACTTATCGTGTTTCAATTTTAGCCACTGAATTCAAGAGAAACATTCGTGATAATCGAAATATCATGCATCGTTTCAGCGCAAGAACATTGGCACCTATGGTTGGTCTTGGAATCGCAAAAGAATTTCCAATCGCAGACGATACTGAAAAATTGATTATTGGAACAGACCTATCCTTTGGTCTTTCTTACGATGAGTTTGAAGAAAACGGTGAACGAGTAAACTATGGTCTTTTGGATCACCGAATTCATTTCATTGGAGGAATGAACTTCATCAGCTTGGTCAGTTTGACTGATGATACGTTTGTTGGTCTCCAGCACAATATCTATTATCATACGGCAAAAATTCAATATGATGACCGACCCGATTCACACTATAAGTTGAAAGACAGTTCAGTGTTTGTCATCGGTATGAAAATGTAACACAAGGAAAACATTATGCGAATTGAAAATGAATTGAAACTGGATTACAGTGATGTCTTGTTGCGGCCTAAAAGATCGACTCTTGGCTCTCGTAAAGATGTTTCTCTCGTAAGAGAGTTTACTAAGCTCAAGTGGTCTGGTTTACCAATCATGGCCGCAAACATGGATGGTGTTGGTACAATCGAAATGGCAAGAAAACTTGCTGAGAAGAAGATGTTCACTTGTTTGAAGAAAACATATGATACATCTACACTAGTCAAGTTCTTTTGTGATACAGACCATAAAGTTCCAGAATATAATTGTGAATATTCTGCAATGAGTATTGGAATCACTGACTATGATTTTCGAAAGTTCTGTGATGTCTTTGCTATGTGTCCTAATCTCAAGTTTATTTGTATTGATGTAGCGAATGGATACAGTGAAAGATTTGTATCTTTTGTGAAAAAGATTCGTGAGATTTCGAGTAAATTGAAAATCATTGCGGGTAATGTTGTCACTGGTGAGATGACAGAGCAATTGATTCTCAGTGGTGTAGATATTGTCAAGGTGGGAATCGGACCTGGAAGTGCATGTACCACTCGCATTCAGACAGGAGTCGGTTATCCTCAACTGTCAGCGGTGATTGAATGTGCCGATGCTGCACATGGGCTTGGTGGTTTAATCATTGCTGACGGCGGTTGTACGTGTCCTGGTGATGTAGCCAAAGCATTTGCGGGTGGTGCCGATTTCGTGATGCTTGGTGGCATGTTAGCTGGTCATGATGAAGGTGGTGGCAATATTATTGAAAAACATTATGTCACAAATGAGATTGAATACACCTCTGAAGATTATCCTCAATCGTATGAATTGATTCGTGAGACAAAGAAGTTTGTTGAGTTCTACGGCATGAGCAGCAAGAAAGCCAATGACATTCACTTTGGTGGTCTCAAAGATTATCGTGCCTCTGAAGGTCGTGAGGTGCTGGTGCCCTATCGTGGTCCTGTTGAGAACACAATTCAAGAAATCTTGGGTGGCTTACGAAGTTCTTGTACATATATTGGCGCTCAAAACTTGAAAAATTTACCAAAGTGTGCTACAATGATTCGAGTATCAAATCAATATAATGAAATTTTCTCTTGACATTTTCCTCAGAGGTGATATAATATGCAGATTCAATTCGAAAAAGTGCGCTTCACAAACTTTCTCTCGTTTGGAGCGCATCCTACTGAAATAAAACTCAATGCTTACAAATCAACATTGGTGACAGGCACGAATTTTTCAGGCAAATCTTCAGCAATACTTGACACTGTGACATTCGCATTGTTCGGCAGAGCCTTTCGCTCAATCAACAAGCCACAACTGACCAACATGTATAATGGTAAAGACTGTCTTGTTGAGTTGACCTTTCGCAAAAACAATGTGGGCTACCTTGTTCGCAGAGGAATCAAACCAAATATCTTTGAAATCTATCGTGATGGGAATAAACTTGACATTCTTTCATCTGCAAAAGATCAACAGACAGAGTTTGAGAAAACTGTTCTCAATTTCTCCTATCAAACCTTTCAGCAAATTGTAGTTCTTGGTTCAGCAAACTATGTGCCTTTCATGAGATTGAAACCTCAAGAAAGACGATTGATTGTTGATGACATTTTGAATCTACATGTTTTCACCAAGATGTCTGATCATTTAAAAACTGAAGTCGCTGAGACAAAAGCTGAGTTACAAACCACTGAAAATCAATTGTTTCTTAAAGAAGAGTTACTGAATTCAAAGAGAGAACATTTAGAGGCTCTTTCGAATGTGAATGTTTCAACAGTTGATGAAGAAAAGATTCGTGAAATCAAGGCAGAGATTCGGCATTGTGTTGAGTTGTGGGAAGAAAAGAATGAAGAAAAAGATAAAATTGTAATTGAAGAAGAAGTTAGCACAGAGGATATTGAAAAAGAAATCAAGAAATATGAGAAAGTTAAAAACAAAATTATGTATGGTGTGGAGAGCCAAAAGAAAACCTATGACTTTTTCCTAGACAATTCTGAATGTCCTACCTGTCATCAAGAAATTGCTGAAGACTTTCGCAATTCTCAGATCGAAACTTTGAAAACGAAAATGATGGAGAAGAGAGATGGTGTGGAGAAATTATTAGTTCGTATCAGTGACTTGAAGAAAAATCAATCCTTGATTGAAGAAGAAAACACTGAGAAAAGAAAGAAGAAAATTTACAAGAGAGAACTTGAAACAGAACTTGAGAACATTCAATATAAGATTTCAAGTCGCATCGAAAAGGTTGAGATTCTACAAAATCCTGCCAGCCTGGATGAAACAAAAATTGATCGAACAAAAAAAGAAATCTCTGACCTTGAAAATGAAATTGAGATTTTGAACAAAAGAAATCTTGAGTTAGCAGAAGAAGTGGATGTTCAAAAGAATTGTTCATTTCTATTAAAAGATACGGGCATCAAAGCGACAATCATGAACAAGTATCTGAAATTGTTGAATCAAAACATGAGTACCTATTTGAAACGATTTGGTTTGAAACTGAACTTTTCACTTGAATCTACCTTTGATGAAAATATCACAAACTTTTCAGGACACACATTCAGTTACTTCTCTTTGAGTGAAGGTGAGAAACTGAGAGTTGACTTAGCAATGATGTTCAGTTGGCGTAATCTAGCTGCCAAACGAGCAAAGATGAAAACAAATCTGTTGATTATGGATGAAGTGATGGATGGTGCTGCTGATCAATTCCTACAACAAGAATTAGTTCACCTACTGAATGATATGAAAGGTACAAATTTCTTTGTGATTTCTCACCGAACAGATGGATTACAAGATAAATTTGACCGTAATCTGCATGTTTCTCGCAACACAGGCTTTTCAATGATTGAGGAGAATCTTTTATGATGTTGATGTCCAATTTGGATGTTGGTTTTGAAATTGAAGGAATGGCTCTTGAATCAAATTATTCTTTTATCAAAAAGAAAGCGAAAGAATTTGGTATTGTTTTTTGGACCGGTGATTCATCCATTGTAGTTGATGACGAAATGTATGAAGTTGGAATCTATGAAGATGAAGATCTTTATGAAGAGGAAGAAGTCATACCATTTGAAATCAATACAAAATGTGTAACGATTACACCAAGAAACATTCTCAAAGTTCGTAAGTTTTTTGAAGACTTATACTATGAAGGTTTAGTGACAAATGATACCTGCGCCTTACATCTTCATGTAAAAAGAGTTGATGAGAAATTGAAGTCTCAAAGTGCCTTATATACATCTGCAATGATGTTGGCATATCTTGTTGAAACAAAAAAATATGAATCATTTCTGACTTTTGAATATGAAAAGATGTCTCATAGTTTTTGGTCAGATGAAAAGGGTATGCTTGAAGAATATGAATATCTGAAAAAAACAATTGACAATGATTCGAAGAAACTTTCAACAAAAAGAAAACGAGGATTGTTTCACATACATGAGACAGGAACTCTTGAATGGCGAGGACCAAGAGGCTTTCTGGATGCGAATCCAATTGTGTTCTGTAATCATGACTTGAAATCATATCATACTCGACTGTTTCGTTTTATAAAGTTTTTGTTTAGTGTAATACCAGTTCTTCGTGATGCTTGCAATGGTGTAGGCATCGAGTATAGTGAAGAAAGTGTATATTGGAAAATATATCAAAAGAAAATTCAGAAAGGATACTAATGGACTTTCAACTTGTGACTGAAGACAATTTAGATTATCTCCGTCAAAAATCAACACCTTTTAATTTTGAACAACCTCAATGTGATGCTGATGATTTGGCAAAAGGTATTGCTGATTATGTTACAAAAGCAAAGGCATTTGGTGTAGCGGGTGTTCAGTTGTCAATGCCATATCGTGTGTTTGGTGTTTATGTCGAAGAAGGTAAGTTTCAAGTGATGTATAATCCAGAATTACTTTTAGCAAATGAACAGAAAAAAATAGTTGAAACCGAAGGATGTCTGAGTTTTCCTGATTTGTTTCTAAATATAAATAGACCAAAAGAAATTTGTGTCAAATACCAAGACACTACAGGTAAGCTAAATACTATAGAGTTAAAAGATTATTATGCGAGAGGTTTTTTGCATGAATTAGATCATTTGAATGGTGTTGTTTTTACTGATTATGTTGGCAAACTTGCTCTCAAAATGGCGAGAAAGAAAGTGCAAAAACTTAATAAAAGAAAAAGGAAATAACAATGGCATATTCAGCAGAATTTTTAGCAAAAATTGCAGAAAAACCAGATTGGTTGACACCATCAGAAAAAGCAAGAACTTTCGCCACTTTGAGAGGTTGGGAGTATCGCCCAGCACAATTTACCGGTGAACGTTACGCTAATCATAAAACAGAACTTTTAGTAGCAATTCCAGGGTTATCAAAAATTCTTGATTTAGATACAGCAGGAGTTGCTCAGTTAGCCAAATTCATTATCAATAAAACAGATATAGGTTTCACACGAAGAAGCCGAAGACGATATTCTTTGAATGTAGGTTTTCAAGAAGCGATATATCTAGGAGTAGGTGTTGACATTAACTTTAGACTACATACAAATTTCACAACAGCTTTAGCTAAAGATGGTAGTCCATTGCAAGATACTGGATCAAATGCAGTTACTGGAATACCCTACCTTGACTTAAATGTAGCCAATCCAGCTTCAGCAACAGAACTTTTACGAGTCGGTTCTTTGACTTTTGATATTCCTACTTTTAGTGCTGATCCTGGTGAACTAAAAGTAACTATTACTGATTTTAAGGTTGAATCTGCTTCAGTAAAAGATAATGATATCTGGCCAGGTAGCAATATATTTGCGGATGCTGATAGTACAAGAAACATGGATAATGGTCAAGCTATGGGTGGAGATTTTGCAAATTACGAAGTTGAAATCGTAGCACCTGATGATCCAGAAACACCAAGATAATATAACTTGACATTTATGTCAAGCCGTGTTAAAATGTCTTTCGAGTAAAATCGGAAGACATTTGTTTTTTTATCGAAGAAGGAGAAAAAATTATATATGCGTGACAAGCAGTATCGTAAGCAACAAGAACAAAAAAAATCTTACAAAAAATTTGTTTCAGAAATGAAAAGAGATAAGTTTAAGAATCCACAAAAAGGTTCAAAACATTCAAATAAGTTAAATCAAATTGATTTTAATAATTTGACTGAAGAAGAACTTGAGGATCTAGAAGATGATCTTGACTTTGAGGACGAGTATTAAGTATGGTCTCAATAGCGGAATTAGAAAGGGCTAGGCGTGAAGCAAGAGAAAAACCAAATACACTTAACTTAGAGCCAAATATTACAAGGCAATTAAGAGTCCTTACTGATCCGCTTGTTGATGAATTTTTGACTAACTTCGACGGTCAATTTGAAGGTAAAATTAAACAAGAAATTATTGATGAAACAAATCGTATTCGTAGAAGAGTATTTGAAGTGCTTGAGCTAAAATGCACAGCGATTATGAATCAATTTAATAATCATTATGATGAGTTTATTAAACTTCAAGGTTGGTATGAAAGCGCAGGAAGAAGGCATCAAATCACAAGAGATGAATTAGCATATGAACTTTGTGAATGTATACGAAAGGTGTATTATACATATATGGAAGACCGTTTACCGGAAAAATATAGACTTGAAGTTTTAGAAACTTATTTATTACAGGATAAAGATGCCGCAAAAGATTAACTCTACAGATTTTTTACCTAGCACACCGCAATGGTCTGCTTTTTGTGCTTCTGAAAAAGGTGTTCAGAAAAAACAAAAACCTGATTTTGTTGTTGATAAAAGACAAACCGTAACAGATCCTGTTACAAAAAAAGTTTTTTATGTTTGTCGTATGACAAGTGATGCTGAAATTTATAAAGAAGTTAAAGGTATGCTATAAGGTACATATGATTATAAGAAAAAAAGGAAATGATTTATTTGTTTTTGAAGACGAACAAGAACTAAAAGATTTTTGTGCCGATAATAAAACTGTTTCAGTTTCTCAGTATACAAAAATTAACGTAAATCGTTTTAATAAAAGAACAAAACGATTTGATAAGATTAGTTCAGATAAACTATAAGATGCATCAAAAAATAGATTATGACAATTATCAGATATATCCCCCTCATCTGAGACGTGAGATGTTTGAAATTGATGAGCAATATCAAATCATTGACCAATTGCTCATCGCAGGAAAGCTTCCGAAAATCGAAATACCGGATTTCCCACTTTCGGTTTCTCTTCTTGAAGAGTTGTTTTTTGGACGAAAAAGCAAAAGAATTAAAATTTTTTTAAAAAAGTCTTGACATTTTAGATTCTCTCTGATATACTATTCTCATATCTCGTAATTCTTTACAGGAGAACCGAATGAGTGAAATATACAGTGATGTTCTGGCCAAACTGTTTGCTGCCGAGAATATCAACATTAGTATTAAGAATGCCAGCACGGCTTATTTTAATCCAGAAACAAGATCCATGGTCTTCCCTCAATGGATTCTAACTCTACCAATCGCATCCCGTGAATTGCTGATGTTACATGAGGCGAGCCACGCCCTTCACACACCCAAGTTTGGCACCCATGAAAAAGCAAAAGAATACGAAACAGTCTTTCGTAACATTCTGAATATTCTTGAAGATAAAAGAATTGAAGATGCCATGAAAGAAAAGTTTCCTGGCGCAAAATCTACTTTCATTCGTGGCTTTTATGAGCTTGTGAATTCAAATCTTTTCGGCATTCATTTCGAAGATGATATGAGTGGAACAAGTTTGCTCGATCGAATGAATCTATATTTCAAAGGTGATTATTATTTTGATTGTGAATTCACCGAAGAAGAGCAGTACTGGGTAGACCGAGCAGCACAAAATAAAACCTTTGAAGAAGTTTATGATAATGCTGTTGACCTATTAGAACATCTAAAAGAAAACTACGCAAAAGAAGTTCTCGAAAAGGCCAAGGTCAATTGGGAGGATGTTGAGTTTGTTGATAGTGATGAATATGATGATTATGAAGGTGATGGTGGAGAAACTGAACATCTGACAATGGAAGACCTTGAGAACATGCTTGATGAAGAGTCTTTCGAAAAGTTACAAGAAGCTCTCGAAGAACACAATGAACAGAAAGCAAAAGAGGTCATTAAAGAAGCCATCAATAATGGACTTCAGCCAGATTTTGAAGAAAAGAATTCTGCTCAAACAGATACAGAATGGGAAAGAAATCAAGAGAGAATGAAAAGTAGCAATGAAGATAAGTTTGCAAGCATTCTTAACGCAAATCTCTCTCGCTATCTCAACTGGAAAGATTTTGTTGTTCCAAATTCACTTGTCACTGACCAGATTCGCAAAAGTATTTCTTTAGTGAGTTCAAATAAAATTGAAGAGTTTGAAAAATTCATGAGTGAACATCGTGTCGAAATGGCACCTGTGATTGCTCATATGGTCCGTGAATTCATGAGAAAGAAAGCCGCTGAAGATTTTCGAAGAACAAAAGAATCGAAAACAGGAAATCTTGACCTTCATAAGTTAGTTCACTACAAGTATGAATCAAATCTGTTTTTGAACAAAGCAGTGACAACAGAAGAAAAGAATCATGGCTTTGCCTTGTTGCTTGACTGGTCTGGTTCCATGAACAACATTATGACCAATGCGATTCTTCAATTGATTGTCAATGTAATCTTTTGTAAAAGCATTCAAGTTCCTTTCGTAGCATATGCTTTTTCAACAGACGCAACAGATACTTATGATGCGACAGAGCAAATAGGTATCTGTACTCATGGTGTTGATATTGATAGTATGAGATTAAATCCTAAATTCAAATTAGTTGAATTGATTGATTCAACAAAATCAAACTATGAAGAGCAACTTCGCAATCTGTATTATGTTGCCTATTCATTTTTGAACGTTCATCAAACAAGAATGGGAATTCTTGAATTTGAAAAATATGCGGCGAGACTCGATAAAAGAAGAAAAGAAAATAAGATTAGTCGCTATGACTATGACGGTACTGATCATATAATGGTCTTGAGTGATATCTTTGAACTCGGTTCCACACCACTGAATGATGGTTTGATTCTGATGAATTATATTTTACCAGATTTGAAACAGAATATGGTTGTTGATGTAATGAATCTGATTGTAATCACAGATGGTGATAGTGATGGTATGCAGATGATGGCAACTCGAAAAGAAACAGAAACACTCAAAGCAACCGCTCATTTTTCTGAAGTTCTGAACAGTTGGGGAAAACCTGAATTGAGAAGACAAAAAGGTGATTGGGATGATGTTCTTGACGCCTTTTATCACAATGGCACACAAAGCCGTTATAGTTATCGTGGCGATGAATCAAAATTTTATTGCCGTCTGCGACAATCAAATCGTGTAGTTTGTATCAATGATTTGATGACAAGAAAATTCAACAGTTATGTGAATAATAGCAATCGTGAATTTACTCGACGATTAGCTGCACTTGTCAAAGAAGAAACTGGTGCGAATGTAATTTGTATTGAACTTTTGACCTATAAGTCAACTGCTCTTCGACGATATCTGTCAGCCTATTACAACGTCACTGAACTGGATGAAACAGAACAAATAATCAATGATTATCGTAAGAATGGCTTTGCCGTGATCAATCGTAATGGTTATGATCAAATCTTTTGTGTGAATACAAATGTGATTTGTAATTCTCGCTATAATAGTTATTACTATGGCTGGGATGACGATGATAGTGAGCAGAAACAAGAAAATGCCTTTGATAATATGAAAGAAAATTCGAAAGGTACTTTCACCACAAGACAATTGGCTGTTGCTCTTGAAAAGAACGTGTCACAAAAGAATCGCAGAAAATTCTTGGCGACTCGAGTTGTGGATGTGATTTCAGAAAAGCAAGTCAAAGAAGAGAAAAAACAAAAAATAGTTCTTGACATTCCTGAAAATCTCTGCTATGATCAAGAAACAGTTTGAGAACTGATTTTTTTACCAACTCCCAAGGAGAATAATTATGAGTATTGAAGTTGCGAAAGTTCGTGAATATCTCGATAAAGATGTAGCCACTCGTAAAGAAATTGTTCAAGCTGCGGCTGAACTCGGATTGAAACACAATAAAATCCTTCGTGCCGTCAAGAAAATTGATTATGGTGTCTACAATCTTGAGTTGGCTGAAAAGAATGAAACTCCTGAACCAGTTGCTCAACCCACTAAAGTTGTGCCGTTTCGGCAAGACCGCAAGATTCTTTCAAAAGAAGATATTCAAAAAGGATACATTCCTGAGAAAGATCCTTGTTTCGTTCCCTTCGGTGATTACAGTGTGATTGATGCTGTGATTGCTTCAAAGAAATTCTGCCCTACTGTCATCACTGGTGATTCTGGTAATGGCAAGACAAAGATGGTAGAACAAGCCTGCGCCAAGAACAAACGGCACTTCTATCGTATGAATGTGACCATTGAGACAGATGAGATGGACATTCTCGGTCACTACAATCTTGTGAATGGTGAGACCGTATGGGAAGATTCACCACTTGTTGAAGCCGCTAAGGTTGGTGGTGTTGTACTACTTGATGAAATCTTTGCGGGGAATCCTGCGAGAATGTTGTGTCTTCAGGGTATTCTTGAGGGCAAGCCATTCCTCATCAAGAAGACGGGTGAGCGTATCGTTCCTGCCAAAGGATTCAACATCATTGCGACAGATAACACAAAAGGTAATGGTTCTGAATCTGGTCGTTACATCGGCACAAACATTCAGAATACCGCTTTCCTTGAGCGATTTGTAATGTGTATTGAGCATGATTATCCAACAAAGGCGAAAGAAATCAAAATGTTGGATAAGTATCTTGAAGTTCACAACATTGATGTTGAAGATGCTAAGTTTACAGAGAAACTTTGTCAGTGGGCAGAAGTCACTCGAAAGTCCTACAAAGATGAGGCGATTGATGAAATGATCACCACTCGACGTTTGTTTCACATTCTGGATATCTATTCAATTCTGGGTGACAAAGAAAAGGCTCTTCAATATGCGATTGCTCGATTTGATGAAGAAGTTCGTGATTCATTTGTTTCACTCTACAAAAAACTTGATGAGACAATTCAAGATCCGAATCATCAGCCTGTCGACCCTGAGAATATGGTGACTTTCGATACAGTGCTTGAACAAGTTGCCAATCAGTTCACCTCATCTACCACCTCAGATGAACGTGATGAAATCAAAAAAGAATTGATTCAAATATCAGCAGATGAGATACAAAATTGGAAACAAGCATATGATTCGAATTCGCAATCAGATTTAGAAGAGTTAAGTGATATGCGAAACTGGTTGAATTCAAAGTATAGTGACCTTGTTCGTGCAAGAGATTCGCATGAAGATGAACAACCGGTTGAGCTAGATAAACCAATCACTCATAATGAAGAAACCGCTATTGACCGATTGATGAAAGATCTTTCGGGAACTGAATAATCATGAAACTACCCAAAGAAGAATGGATAGCAGATCCAAAAGATATAAAATTTGATAAAATTTGGAATCTACTTCTTGCGATTGCATTTTTGATACCAATCACTTTGGGTAGTTTTTTATTTTGGATATGGATTGAAATCTAAACAGACTAAATAAAGAAATGAGATTGAATGATTCTCTTTATTTTTTACTATTTTATGGAGTTATAAATGTCAGAACAACCCGTACAACCTACCGATGGTGATCTAAAAACTCAACTTGAACCTAAAGATTTTGAAGGCAAATCATTGATGATTATGATGCCTTGTTATGGTGGTCAAATGATTGCCGAAACAGCATCTCGCCTGATTGACCTCAACACTCTTTGTTCCTATTTCGGAATCAAGCTACAATGTAAGTTCATCATGAACGAAAGTTTGATTCAACGAGCCAGAAACTATCTTGCACATTATTTCGAAATCAGCGAATTCACACATGGCATGTTTATTGATGCTGACGTTGTGTTTGATCCTCGTGATGTTCTTCACCTTCTATATCTTTCTGATGATGAGCATTCAATCATTGGTGGTCTTTATCCTAAAAAACATATTCTCTGGCCAAGAGTTGACAAAGCTGCCAAGATGGATGGCTTCTTAGATTCACCTGCTAAACTAGCAGATTTTGGTGGAGATTTTGTTTTCAATCCAGCAAGCCGTGGTGAGATTGAAATTTTTAAACCAGTTGAAGTTCTTGAGATTGGAACAGGTTTCATGATGTTGAACAAAACCGCTTTGAACGCCTACAAAGAAGCTTATCCAAATTATGAATATAAGCCAGATCATAATCATTCAAAAGATTTCAACGGCTCAAAAAATATCACCGCATATTTTCATGTTGATTTTGACCGACCGGAAACAACTGGTGGATCAACTAATCGTTTGCTATCTGAAGATTATTTCTTCTGTCAAATGTCTCGCAAAGCAGGCACAAAAATCTGGGCTTGTCCTTGGATGCAATTGAGTCATGTAGGTACCTATGTCTATCGTGGTTCTGTTCAGGCACTTGCTGCTATGGAGCAATTTAGTCAACAAGGTCCCGCAATTGCTTCGACACAATCTGACGCACCTGACATTGATTTAACAGGATTGAAAGCAGCCTCTTGACAAATAACTTAAAATATGTTATTATTCATTGCAGCGAATGAATGTGAACAGTGTGTGAGAGACAATCCTCACATGCTGAATCATATGTATAATGCGGGAATTGATTATGCTACAAATGATATCACAGGTTTTTATGAAGAACGAGAATATTGTTTGCTTCGTTTCGAAAACTTTGGTATTCATTTAGATAATCGTTGGAATACTTATGAGATCTCTCTCAGTTCCATTGGAATTACAATTGAAATTTTAACAACGAGGTAATATTATGCTAAATTTGTCAAAGTCTGACCTTCTCTTTCTCTCAAACTTTGCCTCTATCAATGAATCAATTCACTTTTATCCTGGCTCACAGCAAAGCACTGTCAGTAATTCAGGTAATTCTTTTGCTTTCGCAACCTTTGAAGAAGAATTTCCAAAAGAATTCTGTATCTTTGACTTGAATCATTTCATTTCTGTTTATTCACTTGTCTCTTCTACAGGTGATACAGTTTTGAAATTTCCAAAAGATGAACAATATCTTGTGATTCAATCAGATAAGACCAGTCAGGATATTCGCTTTTGTGATCCAAAACTTGTTGAAGAATTAGACCGTTCGAAAAAGTATGTGATTGAAAAGCCAGACATTGAATTCACCTTGTCTGAAAGTATGCTTGAGTATGGTAAAAAGTCTGCCGCTGTAAATGGTTTTCAAAATCTTGTGTTTGAAGGTGATGAAAATGATATCTATATGGTATCAGAAAATATTTCACAAAATGGCTCAACAATTTCCGAAAGACATCGCCGAAAACTTGAGCAAAAAAATACTACAGAAAAAAGATTCTCAGCAGTGTTTGAAGTTTCAAAACTCAAAATGTTGAATGACGATTATGAAGTTCGTATTGCTGCTAAGGGCGGCGCTCAGTTCACTTCAAAAAATCGTGAATATACTTTCTTTGTAGCTTTACAACAACCAGTAACCTTTGGATAAGAATGTATTATTCGTATACTATAAAATTAATAACAGGTGAAGAAGTTTTAATTCAATCAAAAATTCATGAACTTGAAAAAAAATGGATAAGTGAAAAAGTCCTTGAAATTATTCATCCAAGGGCTTTTATTATAGACCTTGAAAAAGGACCAAAGGGCGCAATTCCTTGGTTGGGAGCGGCTGAACTTGAAGGTGCTCCAGACGAACCACCTGTTTATTTGATACCTACTTTACAAATTGTTAGTGTTCAAATTGTGGACGCTCATATAGAAAATTTATATGAACAACAATCAAGAGAAAAAGTATTATTACCTAAAGGCGTTTAAATTATTTTGTTTCAGTTTATTATTTTATTCAACATCAATTTCAGCTACAATCTTAGAAAGAGAAAAAGTTGACCGCTGGTATCAAAGTGAAGGATTTATTCGTCATGTTGAAAGATGCTTGAAAACTGGCGAAACTCGTTTTTATATCGAACATATTGAAAATGTTTTTCGTCAGTATGGTCTACCTAAAGATTTGATTTACCTACCTATAATTGAAAGTTGTTATGACCCGTTTGCTGTTTCTTCTGCCGGTGCTGTTGGTATGTGGCAAATCAATGATATCACAGCCGAACATGTTGAACTACGAGAAGGTTTCTTTCTTGATGAACGATACAATTGGAAAAAGTCCACAGTTAAGGCTGCTGAATATCTTCTTTTCTTGAGAGAAAGATTTCCTAATTGGACATTAGCTTTAGCAGCCTACAATGTTGGACCTGGCTATGTTCGTTCTCAGATGAAAAGAAGAAAGACAACTGATGTTGAAAAGCTAAGATTACCCAGAGAAACAAGAGATTATGTTTACAAATTTGCCGCAATGATTCGGCATATAAATGAGATGAAAAGTAATAAGGAGTTAGTGAAGAATGACCCAAAATAACACACCCTCAGCCGTAGTTCTACCTTCTTCAACAGAAGATAAGGCAACTATTCGAAAAGTCCTTAAAGAAGTCTCTGATTCACTCACTCGCATTGATGGTGAGAAAGATTTCATCAAAGATGCAATCACAGACCTTTCGAAGACTTATTCGATTCCAAAGGCGAGTTTGAATAAAGTTGTCAAAATTTATCATAAGAGAAACATCGCAGAAGAGAGAGCCAAAGTGGATGAAGAGTTCTACATCTACGATGAAATTTTCCGTCAACCTTAAGCAGGAGAGCTTATGATTCGTGGCAGTGCCGCAAAGAATGTGCGCCGCAAAAGCGCCATTGAACGAATTGAGCGAAACGTCGAGGCGTATAATCGCTTGATTCCAACCTTGAGCAAGTCCAATGAGGACGATGCCAAGGAGATTAAAAAACTTGAGGGCAAGCTGAAAGCCCACAAGTTGACGATTGAAAACACAATGAAGGCGTTAAAGAAGAATTGACATTCTTCGGAGATTGTGTTATGATCTAGGAGGTCCCATAGTTTCAACTGGTCAAAATATCGGACTGTCACTCCGAAGTCACGGGTTCAAATCCCGTTGGGACCGCCAAGTATATTATTGAAAATTCAAATGTGAGGTATTCATGATTGTAAGAGATGAATTTTTATGGGTACAAAAGTACCGTCCTCAAGAAGTTTCTGAATTGATTCTCTCAGAAGATATCAAAGAAACTCTCACCGCCTTTGTCGAAAAAGGTGACCTTCCAAACTTTCTTTTCCATTCACAATCAGGTGGCACAGGTAAAACATCTGCTGCCATGGCAATTGCTGCTCAACTGAATCTTGAAACAATGCTCATCAATGCTTCTGAAGAAAGAGGTATTGATACCATACGAACAAAGATGACCGACTTCTGTTCAGCAATGTCAATGGATGGTAGACGCAAGATGCTGATTCTTGATGAGGCTGATCATCTAACAGATATTTCACAAAACGCATTGAGAAACTTCTTCGAAAAGTTTTCATCAAATTGTTGTTTTGTGATGACCGCAAATCAAGCACAAAAGATTATTTCACCACTTCAGTCTCGTTGTGCCGTCATTGAGTTTCGTTTTCCGAAAGATGAAAAACCTAAATTGGCTTTGAACTTCTTTCAAAAGCTGTGCACAATTTTAGACCGAGAAGGTATTAACTATGAAAAGAAATTAGTTCAACATGCGGTCGTTCATTTCTTTCCTGACTTTCGACGATGTATCAATGAGATTCAAAGATACAGTGGCACAGGAACCTTATCTGACAAAATTCTTTCGAATGTTCAGAATGAAAACATTGATGTTCTTGTTGAAGCCATTCGTGAAAAAAAGTTTCAAACAATTCGTAAGTTTATTCTCGAAAACTGGCATGGTTCTGAAACAGAACTTTATCGTTCTCTCTATGACCAACTTCTCGAGAGAGCAAAACCAGAATGTCTGCCAGATGTGATTTTGATTCTTTCTCGTTATGGTTATGAATCTTTATCAGCGGTAGATAAAGAAATTCACACATTGGCTTGTATGACTGAGTTGATGTTACTTCCTAACTTTGAAGTGAAGTAATGCCATGGAAAACTTTTTCGGTCTCAAGAACAATGAATATGTCGAGCCAGAACTCGAAAAGAAAAAGAAACGAAGTCCCTTTGATTATGTGAAATCCATCAACACAAAAGAAATCTATCTTGGTGAAGACCTGAGTGGATATTCACAATTTCTTGTCACAAGATCCTTCGCAGGTTTTACAGATACAGTTTTCTATGCGAAAGAAATCAATCTTGTTCCTGCGCTAAGTGACAGAATGCATTATGATTTTTATTATTATGGTGTGCCAAAGAAAAAGCGATATTCAGAATGGTTCAAAAAAGACAACTATGAAAATATATCCATGATTTCGAAATTTTACAATGTCTCCTTTAAGAAAGCCGAAGAATTCCTAGAGATTCTAACTGTTGACCAAATAAAACAGATAGAACATTCAATGGTTTATGGTGTCATAGAAAAATAAAAAAGTATAAATATGAGTAATGACAATACTTATGTAATACGATAAAATTATTTTAGGAGATTTGTATGTTGAATGAACATGAAATTGATCATGATGGTGATATTTTTCGGGGAGTTGGTGTGGAAGTTGACTTGAAAAGTCAAGATGACTTTTTGAAAGTTCGTGAAACATTGACAAGAATCGGAATTGCCTCAAAAAAAGAAAAGAAATTATATCAATCCTGTCATATTCTTCACAAACGTGGACGATATGTGATTCTTTCTTTCAAGGAACTTTTCAAACTGGATGGAAAAGAAAGTAATTTCACTGAATCGGACTTGGCAAGACGCAACACAATCGCTAAACTACTACACGATTGGAATCTTGTTCAAATCAAAGATCTAAATCCGATTGAAAATCCTGTAGTTCCTATTTCTCAGATTAAGATTATTCCTCATAAAGAAAAATCTCAATGGGAATTAGTAGCTAAATACCAAGTAGGTTCAAAAAACTAAACTTATTTAAATAAATCGATGACTTATTCAGACATTACATCAAACTTTAATAAGTATGCTCAGTTGATGATTGATTTACATACCGAGCATTCTTATGGTCTTATTCTAAGAAATCCTTATTATTATGATGTAATGAAACTTCTTGCTGATGAAGTATATCAGACTTCTTACGTTCCTCTTGAAGCTATTGTTAAGCCCTATATTGATGCTGAAAAAAATAAGTATGACTTAAAAATCACTGACTTGAATGCTTATTCAAATGATTTATATACAAATGGTAGAACAGTTACAATTGTAAGTGAATTTGATGACCGAAAGCGTATAGATTATTTTGAAGAAGTCGATAACATGTATAAACTGTATTATATCTTGGAATATTACCAAGAAATGACAGATACAACTTTACCCACTTGCTGGATAAATACACCAGAAAGATTTGCTGTTGTGAATGAGCAATCTCATATATATTTCGAACAACAGTCTGTTAATTTACTTACTCAACTAACATAACGGGATAGACAACAATGATTTCCTACACCAAATTGACAGCAACACAAATTCTTGAAAAGCCCTTGCGAGTTCGAGATGTTGCTAGAGGACTCAATCGATTAGAAGTCGAAAACATCATCACACAAAATACTGTGAATGCTTGTATGAATTTGATTTATTCTGATTTTCAATCAGAAGGCGTTGCTTTGATTGAAGAGATGAAAGCAGTACAAACTTCATTAACTGATTACGCCGGTTATCTATATCGAACAACAGATGAACTTACTCAAGCAATCTCTGCGGACGCTTCAAATACAACTTTGATCAACGATGTTCGGACAGAATTGAATACAGTATTTGATAAAATGACAGAAGGTTATACAGATTCTGCTGGTCTGACAATTCATACAGTAGACCTTGAAACAAATTTCTGGTCAAATACTGCCATGTATCGTGTAGATCCTACCTTGTATGAAGTAGCATCAGGTTGGCCATATTACGATGGTCCAATTCCAAGCGGACTATCATATCCAGCAACTCCACCATATTCATATGATGCTTCAATCAATACAATTATTGATGAATTCTTCGATGCAAATACTCAATATCTAGATTACGCAAATCATCTTGCTGGTTTGATGAGTAAGTATCCTTGGATGACAATTGAATCTTCTGAAAGTATTGGTGGACATACTCAAACAGTTCTTTCACGTAGACTACCAAAAGAATTCTGGTTTGTTCTTCAAGATCCTCCATCTGGAGGAATTCATCCTGAATTGTTTATATATGGACATGATCCGGTGACATCAACTTACAATGAAATGGAAAGATATCCTATTATTCATCATGCTTTTATTGCTGATAACAATGTACAATACACAGCGCATTTTGAAAATAAAGCATCAGGAGCATTCAACACTTATGAAGTTTCTTGGCTTGATAGTAGTGTTGATCCTTCAGGTGCTGGATGGAGTGCTGCTGTGGGCTCCGCATCATCAATAACGAATGGAAACTCTGCGGCAATAAATGGTGTAGAATTATGCCATTTAATCGTAAAAACAACAGCCACGGGTATAAAAGACCTACATAATCGATGGTGGTCAGGACCACCGCATCCAAATCAACCTGGTTACTATGCTATAATGTAATTTTATTTTTGTCACGGAGTCTTCGGACTCCGTTTTTTGATCTTTTCATGATGGAGTTATTATGTCAACTGGTGTGGAAGATTTCATTCCCAAACAAACTCTCGGTTTCTACAAACACAATTCAAAAGCGGTAGCACCTTATTTCGCAACAGAAGGTTCTGCTTGTTTCGATCTGTTCTGTAATTTTGAACCCACTTCAATCATTCGTGCCTTTCAATCATCTTCTGATCAGAGTATTGAATTGAAGCCTGAATTTGGTCATCTTGAGATTCATCGTGGTCTACGAGTGATGATACCAACAGGAATCATTTTTGATATTCCCAAAGGTTTCAGCGTAAGATTACATCCTCGTTCTGGTCTGGCCCTCAAAAATGGTATTGTTCTGGTGAATCAGGAAGCGGTGATTGATTCTGATTATGTTGAAGAAACATTTGTTTTGATTCAAAATCTCACTGATGTTCCTTATAAGCTACCAAATCACACACGAATCTGTCAAGGTGAATTAGTTCAAAATGTTCCAACAACTATCGTTGAAACAAAAACACGACCATCTCAATCAACAAGAGCCGGAGGTTTTGGTTCAACTGGCACCGCATAAATAATGTTGAATCTAAGAAGTATTTCAACACTAATTATTTTATATGTGCTTTGGTTGTTTGTCGCTCAATTGTTCACAACACCAGACAATCACAAATACATTGAGTTTCATCAACGTGTATTTCGTGGTTTATGTGACACGAATTACGATAAGCTAACAATCGAAGCCGCTAAAAATTGCGAATATTTTAAGCAAGTAAAGGAGAACAATGGCGTTTAAATTATCACAACGATCCTTAGGTAGATTAGAAGGTGTAAAACCAGAATTGGTGGATGTAGTCAAACGGGCAATTGAATTGACAACAATTGATTTCGGAGTAACAGAAGGTCTTCGAACAGAAGAAAGACAGAAAGAACTTGTCGCCAAGAAAGCTTCAAAAACTATGAAGTCAAAACATCTCACAGGTGATGCGGTGGATCTCGTTGCTTACTTAGGAAGTCAGGTTCAGTGGGAAATTTCTCTCTATGATGATATAATTGATGCTGTTAAACAAGCTGCCGCAGAAAAGGGAGTATCGATTCGCTGGGGTGCTGCTTGGCATATTAACAACATCGTAGATTATGAGGGCACTATGGAAGAGGCAATGAACGAATATGTTGACTTGAGAAGGTCACAAGGAAAAAGGCCCTTCATTGATGCGTGCCATATCGAACTAACTGATATTACTTGATAAAAAAAATCGAAAAATCCCTTGACATTTTCATCCAGTCTGATATGATCTGATCATGATGAACACCAACCCAAGGATAATTATGAGAATCTTGATTGTTTTGAGTCTGTTTGTTGCTTCGTGCGGTTTGTTCCCTGACGGTGAAACATATCGCACGGATCAATGTATCAATTGTGAGCCTGACAACACAACCTCAACTGCCGAAGTCTTGGCAATTTTCCGAAACTGACCTATGCTTGATTTTGAAACATGGATGTTTATAATCGCATTTTTGCCGATTATTATTATTGTTATTTTTATTGAAGTTTTTCTGAGATTTTTCTTTTCAGTTCCAGAGGAGAATGAAAATGAGTGAGCATCCCTTCGGTCAAAAGTTAGAAATTCCTAGCACTCATAAATTTAATGATGGCTCAGGAGCACAATATCAAAAATACTTTAACAATGGCTACGCCACTTCTGTCATTTGTCACAGCCATTCTTACGGAGGCGACCAAGGACTATTTGAGTTAGGTTTACTTCGTATTGCTTCAGATGACGTTTCAGAAGATAACTATGAGTTTGTTTCTGTTGATGAAATCACCGGCGAACATGACACTGTAGTTGGTTGGTTGACTGAAGACCAGGTATTAGAACTACAAGAACGAATTTCTCAACTGCCTTCTGTGATTACCTATAATTGATAAATATTTGAAACTACTCAAATATTTGAAATCAATATAGGAGGAGCATGTCGGCAGATCCGAGAAAACAACTCATGGAAGCAGTTCAATCGATTGAGCGATGTGAAAATACAATCGTTCAAGAAATCAAGAGATGCCCAGAAGAAAATGCTGAATTGCAGGAAGCTCTGGGCAATCTTCGCATTCAACTTCTAAAAATTCTATATCCTTTTAACATGCAAAGAGCCAAGTATGGGCTTGAGCGCAGGGCTGATCCAGAAGTCAGTGGTATTACTCGACGAAGATTCCCTCGCAGAGAAAAGCCCAGAGAAGGCAGCACAGACCGCAGAATCAGTGCGGGTCGCAGGTCTTCTGATATCTATGGCATTGGCATGGACCGTCAATCTCGTCCAATGTTCGGCTGATGAGAGATTCGAACGGATATCCTATTCGAACTGAAAAAGGTAAAATGATAACATTTATTGAGATGTACAAAGAACAACCGCTGGTCGCCAAGATTTTCTATCCCTATCTCGCTTGGATTGTCTTGGTGACCACCATCGAATTTTTTTAAAAAAGTTCTTGACTTTTGAATTCGATCTGATATGATCTGATCATTGATTGAGCGAAATCGTTTCGCTCTGAATGCGTGACACTTAAATCATGGAGATGATATGAATCCTACTTCAGAACAACAAGCTATCCTCGACGCCTTCGAAGCAATTCGCAACAACATCAAAGTTCTTGCTCTCGCAGGCACCGGCAAGACAAGCACTCTGCTTGAGCTTGTGAAGCAGCATCCTGAGACTTCTTTCCTCTACCTCGCCTTCAACACCGCAATCAAAGAAGAAGTTCAGCAGAAGGCCAAAAGTCGTGGTCTTGACAACATCAAAGTTAAAACTCAAAATGGCTTCTGCCTTGAATTGGCCCGAGGTGCTGGCTGTAACAGCCGCAACATCAAAGGCTACATGTCTGTCAAAGACACAATCGACCGTTTGCGATTGAGCGGTGATGACAAGTTCTTGGCAAATCCCGCATTTCAAATCATGCGCCAATTCATGATTTCCGATGACACTGAAATGACACTCCGCCACGTTCCTAAATCAGTCGAAGACCGCTTCCATTCTCAATTGCTGAGATTCACCAACATGCCAGCAGAAAAGATCCTTCAGGCAGTTGACAAGAAGAAGAAGCGTGCACTTGAGATCGCTAAAACCCTATTTTCTTCGTTTGGCTTTTCAAGTGATTTGATGTTACATGACATGTATGTTAAGCTCGTTCAACTTCACTACAATGACATTCAGATTGCTGAAGAAGTTGTGTTGCTTGATGAGGCGCAAGATATCAATCCTGTGTTCTCTGATATTGCTTCACGCATTCAAGCACAATTGATTGCTGTTGGTGATTCGAATCAAGCCATCTACCAGTTTCGTGGCGCACAGGACTTCTTGAAAGATATGCCAGCAGAAGCCACTTTCACCTTGACACAATCTTTCCGCTTTTTGCCAGAGATTGCTGACAAGGCAAATCTGTTGCTTGAGCATATGACTGACCTACGAATGAAAGGCTTTGAAGGTGTTGAAGAAGAAGACACCTCTGCTGTTCTCTGCCGCACCAACATGGGTTGTCTGACTGAGGCATTTCAAATGCTTGAAGATGAAAAGACCTTTGCTCTTGAGGGTGGCGTTGACAATGAAGGATTCAAGATGATTGAGAACCTTGTATCTCTCAATGCTGGTGATACCTACAATGTTTCACACCCTGACCTGAAAGGTCTGAGAAACATTGAGCAGTTTCACAAAGAACTCGAAGAGGATTTGCTAAATAATGAATGGAAAACTGCTTTGCGAGTGATTGATAAGATTGGTGGATTTGAAATGGCTCTTGATAATCTCAAGCGTATCAAAGATGCTCAGAAAAATATTCCTGCCAATGCTACGATGATCACAACAATGCACAAGTCTAAAGGTAAAGAATGGAACCATGTGACTATAGCTGACGATGCTGAGAATGTTTTCTATCGTTCAGAGATGGATGAATTAGGAAGAAAAGTTCGAGTACCTATCTCTTTTTCCGAGGCTCCATTGATGGAGAAAAACCTGTTTTACGTTGCTGTAACTCGAGCAAAAAGAGTCTTGGACCTCGGACTATGTTCACGATTGTTCCCAAGTGTAGATGAAGAAACAGCCAACACCGAAATGTCAGTTGCAGCTTAACTTTTTTTAAAAAGTTGAATAAATACAATTAACAATCGGCACTCTGTGGAGTGCCTAAACAAAGGACAATCTTTATGAAAAAGTTTATCATCGCTATTTCTTGTATTCTGATGACTGTTACGCCAGTTTCATTGACTTATGCGGATAGTCACAAGGGTCCAGATTATGATTACGATTTCGCACCAGAACCTAAGCAAGAGCAAAAAAAAGTTCCTAATCTAAAGGGCAGAAATCCTTTTGAATGGCAAAAAATTCTACCGACTGATTATCCTAAAGTTGAATATCCTACTGCAATGATTGGTCAATTCATGAATTTTTGTGGTACGATTATGATGCAAAGATTTCAATATGAGAATGTTCAACCGCAGATTGCTCAAGCATCATCAGGGTTCGTTTGTTCATGTATCATGGATAGTTACCGAGAGAATAATGCTCAGGCAGAATTTCAATTTGAGTTTACAAGAGCAACAGCAAAAGAAGTTCCTTTGTTCACCGAATATCTGAATAAATGTTCATCTATGAATGCACAAACATTGTCGCTATTCAAAAGGCCGAACCAACAAACTTCATTTTAATATAAAAAAGAGATAGAGATGTCAAAAACAAGACTTACCTTTCCAACCGAATTTGCGAGAGAACAAAATAGTTATGTTGTCAAAGATGGTACAAAGATGTATCTTTTTGATGAAAGAACACAATTTATCTACAAAATTTCTTTTAAGTTAGGTCATGTTTCTGGCGAAGGTTTGGATAAATATGTTGAAAAAAGTTACTCTGCCGTTGAGAAAAAATTCTATGTAGACAATTATGATATTCTTTTTTCGAGAAGAGACTTTCGTGAAACAGGTGCTCCTGCTACTGATCCTTATTTGTGTCAAGTGAATGATGAGCAAGCTCCTGATGTACGTTGGCAGGAATTCACATTTGATGGTTCTGGGAATCGAAAAGTGAAAAATTGTTATATCTTTTTAAATGACCAACTTGTATATGATCCTCAACTCGATAAATTAGCTTTTCGGCAAGATAAAAAAACATTTGATATCTTAAGTTCAGCATCAACGTTTGATGGCTTCGGTCCAACATTTCCTGTGAATAATGTTGATGCTGTAAAAGAAGCGGCTGAAAGAGCAAAGGTAGAATTATTTAATTCGTATGCAGACCAATTAGTTTCTTCAAAAGAACAGATGTCTGATAAAACTTGGATCAGAAGATTTGCTCAAAAACATTTTCTATTGATTTTTAAAGCAAATCATATAAATCCAAATCCAAGAGTTTTCTATGGATTCCCAATTAAAGATTTGAGAATTCATCCATATGACCAACAAAAATATTAGGATTTTTATGGATTATAATGAATTGAAAAAAATAGTAGCAGATGTGCCCGTCCTGGGAACAGGAACAGGCACAGGATCTACTTCAGGACTTTATATTTTATTTGCTAAATGGAAAAATCGTGATGCTTCTGAACCAGATGTTTGGGGATTTACTCAATCTTATACAACAAAAGAAGGAGTAACTCATATGTTCAATGCTATGAATGAAGAATTGAGTGAAAAAATCGATATAAAGTTGATGTTTGCCGACGGTCAAAAAAATACTTTGACTGAAATTTTTAATACTATGGAGATTCAAAATGAAACAGAAAGTGGAGCTACAGTTTGAAATGCCTGATTGGGCAAAATACCATGCGATTGATGAAAATGGTGATTTTTGTGTATTTGAAACGCAACCTTTTTTGATTGATGAAATTGTAGGTGAAGGTATTTTTGAGACAAGAGACAACTTCATGCTTCTTGCTAAAAATTGTTCAACATCTAATTGGAAAGAATCGCTCACTACCATTGCTTAACATTATTGGAGTTTTGAGATGAAACGAAGAAGAAAACAAGAGATGAGTATTCGTGAACCCGAATCACTTGTTCTCAGTGAATTTGATGTTCTTCATAAGTATAATTGGTATCGGCAAAATTTTACCGATAAAGACGCAAAGCAGTTTTTGTTAAACTATGCTCGAACAGAAAATCAAAGAAAAAACATCAATAGTCAAACCTATCTTCCTTTCTCTTACTGCTGGTGTGCACGATTGATTTCAAATGGTAACACTCTACCTGAAGAATTAGTTCGACGCCTTGATTCCTTTATTGAAAAGTTACAGAAAGAAGTTCGTCCTACAAAGAAGGTTGAGGCAGTAGTTCGTGTTTCAACTGAACGAAAAAATGAGAATCGAACCTATGATGCCTATGCTTACCTTGAAAATCAAATTGAAGAATTGTTTGATTCGAAAGGTAAGAAAGAAATCACCGCACAATCAATCCTGACGATTTACGAATTGAATAAATCTCAATCAACTGAAATTGCTGAAATGCTCGATAAAGATCATTTGAATGATTTGAGGCATATTCAAAGTGATGAAGAGATCAAAGAAGCATATTCCTTTCTCACAAGACGCCAGCAGAATCTAATTTTCAAGAATCTCAAGCAAGTCAAGGAAGAACTTCTTTCAGTGAAGAGTGTTGTCACTGAACAAAAGAAAAAGAAACGTGCTGTTCGACTGAAGCCTGTTGAAGAATTGATTCGTAAACTAAAGTTTTCAACATCTGTTTTTGAATTTCCTCAGATTGATATGAAATATTTGATTGGTAAGAGAGTTGTCTATCTCGCTTCTCAAGACAAGCGTTCATTGATTCGACTTGAATCAAAATCAGGAATTGAAACTCGTTCAGCCTTTTTGACAAATATAGATCGTGCTGAAAAGATTGTTGTTTATGGTAAGAATCTTGAAAGCGCCATTCGTTATTTGGCAAAATCAAAGCATGAACTGATGGCGAAAAAATTATCAAAACATGTAATTGTTCGACGAATGGAAGAAATCGAACTCAAAAACAATGAATATCGCTCAACAGATAAGTTTTGCGTGTTTCAAGCATTTATAGATTTATAGGTAGTTATGCAAAATGTAAGGTCAATTCCTTTAGTGTTTCAGGAAATTTCAAACAAGAAAACACATTTAGAAAAAGTGAAACATTT